GTTGTTGTATCAAGAGTAAAGTTTGCGCCTGTCTCAAATTGTATTTCAATTCCTGTACCAACGTTACGATAGAAGACTAAATCACCATCACGTAGAAACACATTATATTGTGATTCATCGTTATATCCTCTCATCGCACCTTTAATATCAAACTCTCCTAGTGTATCGTATAGATCTTCTGCTGCCATGATCTCTAATACATCTACAAGGAACTCAACATCTAGTTCGTCAATATCAAGCTCAGATGATTCGTCTAATACATCTTCCTCTAGCTCATCTTCTTCTAACTCTGTAAACTCTAAAAAGTCTATATCTAATAAACCTTGGTCCTTATTATTATCGTCTTCTAGTTCTTCTTCTATACGATCTCGTACTTCCTTTGGAGGTTGTACAATAAACATGTTATCAATTAATGAAGGTGTAATCCCTTTAATAACAGTAGACGATGTCGGTACAGAGTCTGTAGTCGCAACCATTGTAGCTGCATAAGCTTGGTCTAATGTAACAGATCCAGCGTCGTTTGATACGATTATCGTACCTGATGGATCACCATTATCATCTGGTAGTAATATAACTAATGATCTTCCGAGTTCATCAATAGTTGTTGTAAAATCTGTTCCACGTACCGCAATAGATGCAGTAGGTGTTTGTATATCTATATTGGCTTTATTAACTAATCCTAATCGACCTGATGCAAACCTTGCAGTACCCATTGCCATTTTTAATGACATCTTAGAAAGGTTAGGATCCGGATCGTAGTATATCTCGTCGATTAACACGAGCGAATGTTCTTTTAATTGTAACTCTGCTTTGTCTTTAAACTCTATTAACATACGACCTTTAGCCGTTTGAGCCTGATCGTATAGTTCTACTTGCTGTGTTTGGATTGATTCTTTATTACGGAGTATAGACGTAACTCCAGTCGATTCCCTTACATCACCTATGGAACTAGCAATAACACCAGTCCCATAGGATAGTAAGAAAACGCTAAGAATCGCCGCCCGAATCTTTCTGTACGAGCTGGATAATTGCATTGTCTGACGTAACATCAAGAACGATGTTAGCATTTGGAGAAGTACAAGATGTGTCGCCACTATTTGCGCATGTACCTGATATCTGGCTGATATCAACATCACCACTATCGCCTACAAAAGTAAACTCAAGATTTTGAGCTCCGTCATTTTGTAGAGTGTTAATGTCATTTGAATCACCAGTTACATCAAGTGTCCAAACATTATCATCACTTTCCCAATCTACATCAAATGCATTTGAACTACCTAATAGAATAAGATCAGCGTCTAGTCGTTCTGCACTAAACTCATATCCTTGGTCTAAATCAAATGTATTAGAATCTCCTGTGACATCAAAGTTAATGTCTGAGCTGTCCGAACTTCCGATATATCCGATATTCCAATCGACTTCGTTAGAATCACCTGTTACATCTAGCGTAATGTTACTGCTATCTGCTTCAACTGGTCCAAAAAGAACGTTTGAATTACCGGTAAAATCAAGATCAATTACTAGTGATGAACCCGTGATAGACATATTGGTCCCTTGGCCAGAAGAAAAATCATCTCCTCCAACTTTGTTACCATAACCGATTTGATCGATATACAATTCTAAGGTATCACCAGACTGAGTAATCTTAATTTCGTTATCGTCAGTGGATGCAAAAACAAAAGATGTCGACAATAGTAACACTATACTAATTAGTTTCTTCATTTTCGTTATCCTCTAACTTGTGGCCATCGTTAGTCCCATCATTTAAATGTGGATGACGATGACCTTCCTTTATTACCCAAAAGCCTCTGTCGTGGCCCTGGTATATTAGTTCTAGTACTCCCGCTTCGATAGCCGTTCGTACCGCGTATGTCACTGACTCATTATTACCCACTCCGTCCTCATACTCTAGTAATCGTGTGCCTTGTTCGTAATATCTGAACACGTCGCCTGAAGACCCATAAGACAAAATAGTCTTACGAGCCTGAACGTTTAACAAAACTTCACCGGTAAGAACAGACACTGCTCTAATGGCTACTGTTACTACATCCTTGTGATACTTTTTGGCAAACCCAATACCGAGCGTTCGTGCGCCTCGACCACCGGTTACTGCGTTAGTATCATACCCTATGATTCCACCTTCAATAATTATTCCTGCGAATAATAGTGGAGCCACACCTTGCGGACTTCCTTCTTCCGCAAATTCTTTCCTAGCACTTCGTATAATTTGTCGCTCACGTACTAGATTATCGATGCCTTGCCTTTCAACAACTCTGAACCATTTGCCATTTGCTGCAGTCTTTAAAGCATCAATAAGTAATTCTGTTCCGCCTTGCGATACTGCTGTAGAAAAATCAGCAATACCTTGTCTATTTTTTCGTTGACCTGTCTTATCTGTAAAGCCATATACCGCAACAACTGGCATTTCCTCTGCTGCTGTCAATTTTAATAATTCTATGAATGAAGGTAATCTTATTGCTTCAGGTTGATCAACACATACATATTTACGAGAGATATGTTTTCGAAATATATCTTCCTTTAAACAATTCTGAGGATCGGCTGAATACTTAGGAAAGCCTGCGCACCCCGCAAGAAATAGAAGTGTGACTATTGGAATATATTTAAACATCCCATTCCTCGTCTAAATCAAAATCTATATCAGCTGTATCCGGATCCTGAGTAAAGTAACCACTTCCTACTGGTATTTCAATATTTGTTTCTGAACCAAATTCATCTACAATTCTTAATTGAATTACATCGTCGCCTGAGTCTTGAGTAACAACTTCATAAGTTACCATATTACCTTCAAGAGTAAATGTACCAAAGCGTGCAGCCTCGTCATTACTGAACATAGACTCAACAAGTTGTTTGGACATTTGAGAATAGATACGGCTCTCTAAGTTACGAATAAACTTAGCTGTGGTTGTGTTTTCAGCTTCTCGTTGTGCTGCCTTTTCTGCAGCTTCTAAAGCATCTTTAATTGCCTTTTTACGAGAGTGCTCTTGGTTCTCAATGGTTAAATAATGAGCACCAGTTCCTACACCACTAAATGATGGATTTTTAAATTCAAATACTATATCACTCTTTGCCGGAATCGCTATCAGCAACAATATCGCGCTTAGCTTTTTCATATATATCTCGCTTTTCTACTTCTCTTAATAAAATATCAAGTTTGGTTTGCATTCTAATTAAGTCATTGTCTAGCATTCGTACTCTGTCAATCAATGCTATAAGCGTCATGTGTGATTCTTCAACGACTGGATCTACTTCTTCCGTTACCCATCGCCAAATATAGAATATAAAGTATCCTAATCCAAAAGCGGCAATGATGGGAAAGCCATATTGACCTATGGCTTCTGCTATGTTAAACTCTTCCATTAATCTTTCCTAGCATCCTTCTGACCATCAGCTCGAGCAATACGATCCATATCTTGTTTTAAATCGAATGCCTTACACATCTGTTGATCAATACGAATCACTTCGTTATTCATAGTCTTAACACGATTATCAAGTGCTTGTACGAAGCTTCGTTGTGTTTTTATACTAGATAATACACCATCAAGAATAAATCGCAATGTAAGAAATACAAAGAAGCCTCCTGCGAGTGAGGATGCTATTGGAAAACCTACGTCAGCAACTACTTGTAAAAAGTCCATTATATATTATATATAATGTTTAGTTGGTGAAGCCGATTTTTACTACCTTAGGAACACCGGTACCAGCTGTCTTCTTAATAGTTTCATTACCAGCTTTTTGTAGATTAACTACTTCGCCTGAAACCATTGTGAATTTACCAATAACGTCACCCGCACCAGCTATTTGGATTGAGATTTCCGCCGTACCTGAACCAGTGTTGTGGATTCTTACAACTCTAGCTTCGTCAACATTTATTGCAGTTGCTGCTAAAGTAGCTTCGATTCCTAAAATTTTTGTTGTGCTTGCCATTTGTTTTAAACCTCTTCTAGTCGAGACATTAGCCTTTCAGCTCTATTAGTTACTTGACGATACCATCTTGAATCTCTACCTTCTTTAGCAGCTTCCTTCCAATCACCAGCTACAAGTGCAGCATTGTGATTCTTAAACTTGCTTAATCGAGTACGACCCATGTTAAACATCATATTGGCTACGATCTGTTTCACCTCTTCAGGATAATCGTCCCAACCATCATGTAGGATTTTGCAGTCTTCAATTACAGTTTGTACATCCCTTTCAAAGACTTCAACAACTCTCTCTTCTGATACTATTGTACCAACACCAGCTCCGTATTCACCATCGGATTCTAGCACCAAATGGCCAATACCAAACGTAGGATAACCTAAGTGATCTAAATAAATCTCGTTTACTTGACCTTCATCTATAATTAATTGCTTACGCAGTTTTTCAATATCCATTACCACTCCTATTTAATAATTTTGCTAATTAAATCTTCAAATTGTTCTATCTTCGCTACTCTATTTGGCCATAGAATATATTCCTTCTCAGGATTTTTCTTTAGGTTGCTAAGTAGTGGAAGTATAGAATTATAAAGTTTATTTAATTTATCTTCTAGCTCTTTAGCTTCAGCGGATGCATCTGATGCCACAGTCTTAACCGACTGTACTGCTTCTAGTTCATCTTCATCTACAGCTGTAAAACCAAAATCAAAATCTAAAAGATTATCTGACATAATACTATTCCTCTTGTATAGTCTTATTTATAATGTTTTTGACCTCATTGCGAGAGTTTTGTTTCTTTTTATTTGGTACAACTTGGTGGCGTTTGAAAGGGCTATTTTGGTCGAATAGTACTCGGTGGAATCTCGTCTTTGGTGCTTTCTTTTTCATCGCTTTTCTTAGTTTCTTTCTTCCCAAATATCGCATCATAATTATCGTTATACTTTTGGGTATCAACAGATCTTTGACGACTGCCTTTACCACCTTCCCATTGTCCAGACATATTAATTATTGCTCTTTATATACATTAAGTTAGCGTACGCATTTTTATCACGGTCTTCGATCCATTCTTCATGCATAGTAAACCATTCAAGTGCGTGTACTTTCTTAGTAAAGGTAGGACTTATAACTATACTATCATTATTTTTCCAGAAATATTCTATCCAACCATCTTTAACAATAGTTTCTAGTTTCACTATTTCCCTTGACCTCTGTATTTTTTAAACGCACGTTTCTTAGCTTTATTCATCGTAGCAGTAGAAGGATTTCTGCCAATACTGGTTCCCTTTTTAGTAGCTACGATTGATGATGTAAAACCTTTTGTTTTTGCCATTTTATTTATATTTCTCCAGTAATATGTTTATAGATATCTTTCCATTTCCAAAATCTTGGAATAGGACCATTAACTTCATCAGCGTTATGCTCGTGAGCTACAATAATTGGATTAAGACCCATTGATTTACCAAGCTTTGCGTTCTTTGGTTTATCTTCAATCCACCAACATTCACTATCACGGTATGGTTCTAAGGCTTCGTCTTTATCTTCACCACAGCCAAGGATAACATAGTCGTCAAATATATTATCTCCGAACAGTAACTCTAGGTTTTGAATTCGTAGCTTCTGTGCATATTTATTAGTACTAAGAGATGTAATGCAGTGAAACTTATAGCCATGGAACATATTTAATCGTTTCATATAATACACTGCATCTCTGAGTGGAGGTAGAAATGCTATAGCAGCTGAGTCATTAAACTCTCGAACTAGCTTTTTACCTTCAGTTCTTGTAATACCAAATTGAGCACCTACGTTGTACTCTTGAGGATTGGTAGGTTTTAACTTCTTTTCTAATTGCATCCAATGGCGAAACGCGTATTCCCAATCGCATAACACGCCGTCGCAATCTGTCAATATAATATTTTCTCTCATAATTTATCTACCAAATAGTTTCTCTCTTCTGTATTCGTTAATCACATTCCATAACTTTTCAGTCCAGTTGTCTCTATGTTCTATAAAGACCTGTGGTTCATCGTTATCCACAGCAATCATTACGACCAATTGAGTTATAGGAATACCTGTTCTTTCTTCCCACATGATTGAATAGGCACAGCATTGCATAAAGTAGCTTTCAATCCATTCCTTTCTCTTAGGTTTGCGAGAAGTCTTATAGTCGATGATAGAATCTTTGCCATCCCATACACCAACACAATCTACACGACCAGCTAATCCTAGATGTGAAGAGTATAAGGGAGCTTCTTGAGCATAGACCTTATTAAGTCTGGTATCCAATATACTCTTCACATCATAGAACGACTGCATTATATGAGGCATTACGCCTTCTGCATAATCTTCAACATTGTCTACATATTTTTCTAAAAGATCATGTACTGCAGTACCCCGTGTAGAAGCTTTACGGCTTATCTTATTAGCCTCTTCTTCTCCTACCCTTGCTCTCCATTCTGCTATCTTATCTCTTGATAATATGGATAAGACCGTAGTGATACTAGGGTATTTAGTTCCATCAGGCGTAGTATACATTCTACCGTTGCCAGTAGAATTTGCTGAAAGATCGTTATAGCCTAGATCAACTGGCTCATGAATAAAACTCATGATTGTTTTCGCCAAGGCTTTTTAGCACCATCTTTTGGTTTACCTTGAGCAGCCATTTCTGTTTTATATCCATTGAGAATAAAGTTTAATTTATATTTGTCTATCATCGGTGAACTCTCAATAGCTTTCTTTACTGCTACGAGTTCTTTCATTCTTTTGTCTGAACATGATCGTTGAGTTTGTTTATGCGCAATACCATATAGTTCATATTGCTGAGATAGACTTAAGGGTTTGATTAACTCTCTAGCTTCTTGGTCGTAATTACGATCTTCTACTTTTTCTTCATATCGCCATTTGCTACTCATATTATAACTCGCTTTATTAATTTATATGGACATTATACCATACTTTTGTCCGGATGTACACCTTTATTTGTCATAATTTGCCATTTTCATACAATTCTTTTGTCATTATAAAGTCGCGTACAAATCCGCTTCGTACAATATCGTCCCATTTAAATTCAATATGCTCAAAGCGATTCATGTGTTCGATAATATTAATGAATTCCCTAATGCCATTCTTATCGTTCTGACCTCTGAAGTCTGATTGGTAATAATCACCTGCCATAATAAATCGACAACCTTCATCAAGTCTTGTAATGACTGAGCATAACTCGTGATAGTTACAATTTTGAGATTCATCGACTATAACAACAGCATTTTTAATCGTTAAACCTCGAATGAACGAAGTAGTTTGAAACTCTATAATCTTCTTAAGTTTAGTTAATTTATCCCACGCTTCGCTATCGTCAAATAAATCATTAATGATTGCTCTATAAGGTGCAGTGTATGCGTCTTCTTTTTCTTCTTGCGTACCAGGTAGAAAACCCATATCTCTTGTTGGTACAGCAGATCGCACAATGACAACCTTTTCGTATTCTTTCTTTAACACAGCTTCGAGTGCTAGGTATAGAGAGATAAATGTTTTACCTGTACCAGCAGATCCATCCAAGCACATATGATTACCAGAAGCAAATGCCTCGAATGCACGCTTCTGATTCTTAGTTAATGGATCTAACTTAACAAGGTGGTCTATTTTTAGATTAGTTGGCTTCTTACTCATTTAGTATCAATTAAATGCCTATCTTTTGGCGGCATACCGCTCTTAATTCTTTCTTGAACATCTTTCCAACCACTGCCAGCCCTTGTTAACATATCAGGGCCTCCTGAATAACTCAAGGTAGCAACTTTAGTATACACTCTTTGCAGGTGTGGATTATCTAATAAAAACTGATCATATTCGGATATCTTAACCATGTGTTCTTCAAGCTCATCAGTTTTTTTATTTTTAAAATCATACAATGGCATAATTAAACCACTCCGGTACGTTACGTTTGGTCCACTTCATTGCGAACCGTGATTGTTTAGTTTGGTAAAATGCACGATACGATTTAACCGCATCCTCGAACATACATTCCGGGTTTGAACCCATAGCCAATCTGAAAGGAGATTTGCTACTTGCAAATGTAATATTCTTTGGTGGATTTCTCAACACCGTAGCAAGTTTAGTTTCAGTAGCATGAACTTTACCATACCTATATGTATACTCATCACAGAGGGCAATGAAATGTCTATAGTGCCAATCGTAATTACTTGCATTTTCTCTAGACCAGACCGTACAAGGATGGTTCATATGTACAGCTTTGTATAGAATGTTTTCTTTGTAACCATCAAGTTTCCAGTACTTAACAATACGTTTACCGGATTTAGATGGTCGCATTTCAATTGTACCATCAAGCATTCGATGCACCGTAGAGAGCATCTGGCCTGATTCTACAACCATTTTGGGAATGTGTTTATCGCACTGTAACTGTGCAGCTTTCACGGGATCATTGTCTAAAATAAATATATTCATAATGTATATTCTAATGTATATTTGAATGTATATTATATCACAGTTTGAGTAAAAAGTAAACCCCCTTTCGAGGGTTTACCTGAGTTTTTTTGCGGTTACCCTCCGGCGGCTCGCATGTATCTAATTGTCTCGTCGATATACTCGGCTTTCCTTTGCATTTTATATGCTAGAGTTTCTTTACCTTTCTTCAATAAATTCTTACGATAGTGTAGTATCTCATTACGATCTTTTTTCAAACGTTCAATTTCTTGACAATTCATAAAAGCCTTCCTTATGTTAGTTATGAGTGTTATTACTATCATAATATAGCCTACTCTGCTATTAGATCAGGAAATGCTTCCCGACATAGCTTTTTGGTTATGCCTATGTAATTTAAAGATCGATCCTTTGCCTTACATAGCATTTCGGCCTCAGCTGGAGATACTGCTTCCAATAGCCGAATGAATTTAGACTCTCTGTGAGCTTGTTTGATGTTACTCGACCATTTATTCTTAAAAAAGTATAAAAAGTCTTTGTCATGAGCTTTAGCCAAATTAGTGGTTGGCTTTTCTGCGGGGGTATAAGGTGGAGTTCCTTGTGGAACTAAGCAGGTAATTGATTTATCAAAGTTCATTCGCAATATAGTTTGCATAATCCTTGAATCATTTTCTTTCAGAGCTTTGAGTCTTTCGTCTCTTGTTGGTAACTTATTAATATCTTTTAAAATCTCTACTATAGTTTTAGCCATTATAAAATTCCTCTACTACTTCAATCAAATGTTTGCATCGTTTCTTAATAAGATAGTTTAGCACTTTCATTTTCATTGG